CCGCCACCAGGATAAAGCGGGCCGGACACGACGCCGCGGCTGTAGAAAATCGTGTTCGTGAACCCCTCGCCGCCATCGTTGCGCTCGACCTTGATCGCCATGTTGTCGAGGTTGAGGGGGTTGCCGAAAGTGCGCAGGATGACCTGGCCGGCATCGTCATGCACAGAGGCGACCTCGATCTGCGGATCACCGGCATTCGCCGTGCCCTTCTGTTTCTGGGTCACCGGCTCATCGAGGGTGTTGTAACTGTTCATCGTCGACTCGGCGCCGAAATCGCCGATATTGCCCACTTTGCCAACCTGTACCCAGGTGAGCGCCGCATAGGCGGACTCGATGAGGTCGGTATTCTGGGCAGTGGCGCAAACATAGACCTTGCTGCCCTTCTTCGTTGCCTTGTTTGCCATGTCAGTTCTCCGGTTCGAAGGCGATGTACGGAATGGTGACGGGGATCTGCACCCGGTCACCGTCTTGGAGCGGGCCAGCCGCCCATGGCTCGCTGCTGATCGTGATCTTCACGCCAGAGGCGAATAGGGTTTGGTTCTTGAACTGGTCGATGACCTGATCGGCGGCATCGAGGGCGCCAATGATGCCCTGCCCGACCGGCCAGACGACCGAGACCTGCAAGAGACCGCGCTTCTGCTGTGGGTCGTTGCCCATCGTGATCTGACGTGTCTGGTTGGGCAGGAAAGCCAATCGAAGGTATTTCGGCGGCAGCGGCTGCCCTGCCGCCGGAAACACGACGTTCGGCGCGGCGACCGGCAATGCCTGTGGCATTGCAAGGAGCCGATCGGTGAGCGTCTTGAAGATGATTGCGTCGGTGCCTGCCGCCATGTATCCGTTACCTATGTCTGAGAAGCCGCCTCTCACTGACGATCAGGTCTATGAACGCATCCATGCGGCGCTGCTCGCGTTGGGGCGCGAGACGGCGGCCACGGTTCGAGGCGAAACTAGTTTAAGAGCGGCGCGGAAGGCTCTGACACTGCTGCAACTGGGACTTCTGTCGGCGATGGAGCAAAGCAGCGACAAGAACAGAGCTATTAAAGCCCCAGACGAGCCTTCAGCTCCGAGGCTTTCCGATCCACAATGAGCGGCCAGTTCTGAGCGGCGAGCCTAACGAAGCCGTCGGCCGGCTGGCCGTTAGCCCCGTACTCCCGGTGGCCGGCATACGATGCGGTGTAGCCGAAATAGAGCGTACCCCCGATGTCTGCGCCGGCAATCACCGCTTCGATCTGCCCAAAATCAGGCGTGTAAGTGCCTCCCTCGACCGGTTTGGCGGCGGCGCTGATTGCTGGCATGGAAGTCGAGGACGCGAGCAGTGACGCGCGCAGAAAACCGGTGTCCACTCGCATCCGGCCGCCCTGACCGACCGGCCTTTGCATCTCCTCGACGACCTCCTGTGTCGCCTCCTTGAATACCGCCTCAACGGCGCCCTCGACCTTGTCGGCCCATTGCGCGACAGCGGCGCTAAAGGAGAGTGTTGGCATCAGACAACCAAGGCACGGTACCGGCGCACCACTGCGCCCATGTAGTCGACCTTGTATTCGAGCCGGCACCTGCACCCGGAAATTTCCGATATTGGCGCGCGCGGGTCGCCCGGGAACCGGAGAAGCGCACCCGACGGGCTCTGAAACACCTCATCCATGCCGATGCTCTTGCCATTCAGAACACGATGGGTGTGCCGCACCCGGTTGTCGCCGGCCGACCGCCATACCTTCGTGACGTCCTGCACCTGGACTTTCCCGGCTGCGATCTGCTGCCGCATTGCCTCATCACGCGCGGAGCTCAGCGCCATCATGGTTTCGGTCCGCGCCAGCATCTCACCGCGGAGAAGCAGGTTCTTGTCGCGCAGCCGGCCGATGATCTTGGTCAGCGCCTCCCCGGTGACCGGCTTTCCTGCTTTAATCGCGGCCATAATGGTGCGATCGAAGCGCTTGTCGCGCGTCTTAAGCTCGAAATAATTCTTCATCAGCTCGGGGTCGCCTGAAGCCAGGTGAACCCGGGCGCGCTCGATGAACTCGATCTGGTATCGCGTCAGGCCTATTACGCTGCCCTCGCGGCGACCGGTGACACGGTTCTGTCGGCCGACAACGTCCAGCGCCGTCGATCTCGGATTGGCGCCGCGGGCAAGCCCCTGCTCCAGCGCCTGACGGATGCCCTCCCGCTGGTCATCGGTGATGTGCGTGACCATCGTCGACGACAGCTCTCGCAGGATCGCCTCGGCTACCGGGTTACGGACGCCGAAGCGCCAGATCACGCGATTGCCCTGCGGGTCCATGACCTTCGGCAGTTCACCGACTGCGTTGGTACCGCCGGCGTTGAAAGCCTCCTGCAGCGCGATTTGGAGAGCGGAGAAAGCCTCCGGCTCGATCTGCATGGCCTCGACAGCGCCATTGACGTCGCCCCGCTCCAGCCGTTCGATCACCCGCGCCAAAACGATCGACGAGCGGATTTCCTCGATCGCCTCGCGAAAGGCAGCCGCAAGCTTTGGCTCGTATGCACTGAGCAACTGATCGAAATTCATTCAAGGAACCCGTGTATGAACCGGAAAGGCCTCTATTTCGCGGTCGCTATGCTTGTCGTGGTCACGATTGGTTTGGGCACATATGTCTATCACCTGGATCCGAGGTCAGGTGTTGAGGTGACGATCACTGAAGATCGGCTCTCGATGCGGGACCACTAAGATTTACGCTGCCATTCGTCCCTGGACGATGAAGACGACCGGCGTGATGCCGTCGTATTTGTTTGGGTCGCCGGCAACGATGGCGTATTCGGCGCCATTGGCGGTGACGACGTCGCCGACGGTCGGCTCGATCGCGAGCCCGACGGATGAGATGTAAATCTGCATGTCACCGGTCCTGATGACCGTGCCATCGACGTACCGGGCCTCATAAGCCATCGGCACCAGGGTGGCCGGATATGCGGTCACGACAGGGTCGCCGCCGTAGATCGGGTCCGGAGGCGTCTCGCGCTTCACAGTGCCGCCCTGCCCGTACTTAGCAATGAGGCGCTGCGCCGTCGCCTGCAGGCGTGCATAGATCGGGTTCGCCATCCTCCGCCCTTCCTTTTCGAGAGCTCAGCCATACTTACGGCTTCATGGCCGCAAGGCTCTTTGTTCAAAGATCTGAGGCACATGTCCGCCACAATCAGCATCCTCGTGACCATCCTCTTCGTCGTGGTTGTGCTCTATCTCGTGCAGAAGCTTCCAATTGACCCTACGATGAAGCAGAGGGCTCAATTCGTTATTTTGATCGCCGGAATGGTCTCATTGCTCGGCTCACTGGGCGTATTCTGATCGGCACAGCTACACCACCAACGCACCCGGCCAGACTGGGGTCAGGAACGGCCAGAGCAGCCCCTCGATCTTGGTCACAACGGGCGTGGCGAGCGCGACGAGGTCGTCGATGTCCGTTGAAGAAGAGGTTGAATATTCGACCTCAAGCTGTCCAATCTTCTCGCGTTTCACCGTAGACGTGCCGGTGACGACCGGAGAAAGGCTACCCGGGTTCGCCAGCTCGAGGAAAGCCGCCTCATACGACGCGCTGATGATCGCCACCGGGGTTTCGCCCGAGGGGATCGCCTCACCGTAATAGGTCCTGGCACCGGTGCGCGGCCATGCCCGCTCTTGGGCATACCCACCGGTGCGCCGGCCGCTGAACTTCGGCTCATACCGATCGATCACCAGAGAACCGCGCTGACGTGCGGCGGTTTTCTGGGCATCGGTCGTGCCATCGGGAAAGACATAGCCGGCTTCGGTTGCGTAAGTCGTGAAGCCGTCGTTCGTGCCGTATCCAGCCATGTCGATCTCCGATGCAAGTGTGGCCCGGCAGCGAACCGCCGGGCTGATTATCAGGGCTGCGTTGCCAGCTCTTCGAGAGCCGCAACGATCTCGTCTTTCGTGCCCGGCGTCTTATCGCCGAGCAGCTTCTTGGCAGCCGACTTGAAGGACATGAACTGCACGTTCGGGTCCTTCGCCATTTCCAGCACTTCGAGTGCCGTTTTCGGGCTGTCGCCATCCTGGTTGGCGGCAGCCTTGGAAGCGCCCTCGACCTTGAGGAATGGAAGGCGCCTCGCCTGCTCGAGATCGACGCCTCCGAGATCGACGTCGCGGGTCTCGCCCGGCGAGATGTAGACCGCCCGCCCCTTGGAGCGAACGCCCTGCAGTGCTTTGCTGTTGTTGGTGACCTTCATGGGTTCCTCCTATCAGGCCGGCGGTGCGGTGATTTCGTCGCCGTAGGCGGCTGCACCGGGAAGACGCCATTCGGTACCGCCGGTACGGGCGATGATGCCGGTTTCGAAGCCCATGATGGACTTCTGGCGCGGCTGGAGGACACGGCGCGGCATCGGCAGGTGGAAGCGGAGAACTTCCGAATCCCGGCGATACACGACCATGCGGCCGCCGCCGTCCTGGGATGCATTGGCGAGCTCGCGCAGCGGCTGGACGTCGAGCTGCTGGCCGGTTTCCGCCGTGTAGACGTTGTTGCGGCGGATGTACTCCAGGAGGGTCAGGAGGCCGTCGCCCTCGCCGAGACGGCGGGTGGCGATGAGGCGGAACGCTTCCGGCGGCAGCCGCAGCGTGTCGACCCACTCGACCTCGGAGGTATTCTCGCGGACGCTGGAGATCAGGTCGTTGATGTCGCGCAGAATCTGGTCGTTGGACTTCGCCGACCAGAAGGTCGAAGAGCCCGTACCATCCGCGGCAACGTCGACACGCGAGACCTGCGGGTCGTTGACGAAGCCGGTCCAGTTCTTTTCGGTGGAGCCGGCCATAGCGATCGAGTTGAGGAGGCGCTCGACCTTGTCGGAAGCCGACATGGCCTTGGTGCCATTCAGGTCGATGCCGTAAAGCGCCGCCTGATTGACCTCCTCGAGGTTCCACTCCCAGCCGGAGCCGATCATCGCGAAGTCATGGCTTGCCATGTCCTTCGTTGCCTGATTGAACGGCATGTCGGTACCGGCGCCGGAGAGGAACTTCGCCTCGCCTGCGGTATCGACGGTGAAGAACGTCGTCCCGATCGCCCAGGCGTTGCCTTCCGTCACCACGGGCACGTGAGCGCCGTAGTTGAAGGTCGGGTAGCGCCGCTGGTAGATGCGGGTCTCGATGTTGCGCCCCTGCGCGATGACGAAGGGGAACGCGGCCTGCGCATCAGCGAAGGCCTGACGGATGATCTGGTTCATGGTTCAGGGTTCCTTTCGCGAGGCGTTACGCCTGATGGCGCAGGCCAAGGCTGATCTGGACGATGGCGCCGTCGGTGCCCGCTTCTTCGAAGTAGGCATCGGGGATAGCCGGGTTGGCGCCGGTGTTGTCCGTGTTGGTGTAGCGGCCGGTTGCCGTCACGTAGTAGACCGGGTCGCCGGCAGCGACCGTTGCACCCGCGGTGACGTACATCGTTCCCATCGTCATGAAGGCGCCGGTGAAGTACTGCGGATAGGCGTCCGGATTGTCGGCGTTCGGCGGGACGGCGGGATTGAGCACCGAAAGCCCGAGGAAGTCGCCGGTGGAGAGAATGGCGACGCCATGATCCCCGGTACCGCGCTGCGCGGGCGCGCCGAACTTGATGCCGGCCGCAGTCTCGACAGTGCGGCTGACCTTGTTGCACTTCTCTTCTGAGGCGATCTGCCCCGGCAGCCCCTTGGCAGGAGCCGCGCCATAGGTGGTCTGGTAGGTAGCCATTGAAGCGCCTCCTTAGTTGGCTGCTGCAGAGGTCTTGCCGGCCTTCATGTCGGCGACCATCTGCGAATAGGCGTCGGTTACGACCTTGTCGGCGTCGTTGACCTGCGAAAGGCCATTCTGCACGACAGTGCGGAACGGATCGGAGCCGTTCTTGCTGGCGTCCTCGACGAGCATGTCAAAGCGTGCATCGACATAGGCCTCCGACTTGTCGGCGATCGCTGCATCGCCGAGCTTGGCGACGACGACGGCCTTGCGGATGGCGGCATCGGAGAGACCTTCGGTCTTCACGTCCTTGGCGATCGTGTGCGCCTTGGTGATGAGACCGGCGCGGGCCTGTACTCGCTTGTCGAGATCGGCGTCCGAAAGGATCTTGCCTTTCAGGGCGTCAATCTCGGCATCCTTCTTCGCGAGTTCGGCATCTTTGGCGGCCAGAGCCGTCTGATGTGCCTTCTCCGCGTCGGCGAACTTGGTGTTGGCGTCGGCAAGGCGCTGCTGGAGCGTGCCGATCACCGTGGCACCCTGGTCGGTTACTTCAACCGGGATGCCATCGACGGTAACCGTCTTCAGGGTCATGATCTTGTCCTCTTTCGGTTTCTGATCACTGGTGAACGGGGCAGCGCCCCACGACCTCACACCGTCGCCGATGCGAGCTTCTGATCCGGCGCGGCCGCGCTGCACGATGGCGACGTGGTTGATCCGGATATCTTTCTGGATGGCGTCGTACTTCTCGCCCTCGGGCGTGGTGCCCGGTTCCCAAGCGAGATCGCAGGTGTAGCCGGCGGAGAGCTCGCGCTTGCCACCCTCGATGTCGCCGATGGTGGCGCCGTCCATGACGATAAGCGGGACGCGGACGAATTCGCCGTCGCGCGCGACCTCGTCGCCGATCTGTCCGACGGAAAGCGTTTTCCAATTGTCGGCGGTGACCGCCTCGTCCGGATGGTCGTTGGTCACCGGCTTATGCGCGTAGCTACCGAGGCTGGCCTTGTCGAAGACCTGGTCTTCGGGCCGATACACCTTCACGACAGACATTTCCGGCTTGCCAACCTCATGGCCGGCATAGAGCTGGATGCCAGTGCGCGCGGTGCGGACGTCAGCAACAAGGTAGCCGTCGGCGGTCCGTCGCGTGCCCGCGATCGGTGCTAGGTCTGTGAATTTCATTGTGGTCAATCCTCACCGCGTGCTATCCGCAACCCACGTGATGCAGCGAAATGGTGGAGCGGCCTGATGTGCAATTCCGTGGCAACCGGCGCGGTCGTAGCCTACACGCCTCGCGAGCTGGCGAACGTTGTGGGCCAGGAAGCGATCGTCTGGAGAGATCGGAACCCGTTTGCACGATGGCCGGAGGGCAAGGACTGGCGCGACCCAGATCTTTGCCTTTGCCCGGTCGATGTTGCCGCTACGCTGACGAAGGCCGGACTTCGTTGGAGGCGATCCGAACTTGACCCTATGGAGTTCGTAGTTTCCGACTAGAGGCCCTTCGGCACCTGTTCAAAGCCACTACCGGCGGCCGCCCGCGTCTCGTCTTCATCAGGCTCTTGCTCAGAAAGCTTGCCGTATTCCTCAATCGCAGCATCGAGGCCTGGCAGCGAGCCATCCTCGATGAACGTATTGACCAGCGCATCCGATACCGCATCGCGGGGGATAATCTCTTGCCCGGTGCCGCTTCCGACCAGCTGGCGAGCCGCATCGGCCTTCGTCTTGAAGACGTCTGCCTTCTCCTTCTCCGACATGCCCCAGAGCGGTGCCCACTCGTAGTAGATGTCCGGGTCACGTGAACCGAGGGCACTGCGGATGAGGCACTCATCGAGGCGCGCCATGGCCGGCGTCATCTCAACGGTCTGCATCGCCTGCAGGCGGTCGTAATAGTTCCGCAGGTCGCTTTCGCCGGTGGCGTTCATGCCGGCCGGGGACTGGCCCAGGAGCCGGGTAGCCGGAATGTCGGCGGCGCCGGAAACGATCTGCAGGAACGACATCAGCACGTCGGGCAGCGTTGCGAAGCTCGCCGTCTTCTGCTCGTATTCCTCTTCCTTGTCGAGGAGGAGGTCGCCGTTGATGCCCTTGGCCGTGGCTGCGAGCGTGTAGCGCTCGAGGATCTTGGCCCGGTACTCCGCGTTGCCGATGTTCTGCATGAAATCCGGGATGCGGATCACGTTCACCTTGGCCTCGAAGACGAGGCTGGCAATGTTCGCTGCGGTACCGTCGGCCTGCTTGATCGCATCGACCACCGACAAGAGCACGCTGTCGCCCCAGCCGGCATAGGTCGTGGTCACGATGTCCTCGTCCGGCTGCTGGCTGCCATTGAACACGACCAGGCGTGACGGGTGGATCAGGACCTGCACGCCGTCGGCCGAGTTCAACTGGTAGATCTTCGGCTTGCCGTACCATTCGGATGCCGGGTCACGGTCGATCTCGCCGGCCGTGAGGTGGCGACGCGTCATGACGGTGAGATATTTCAGGCCGCCTTTACCGATGCGCTCGACGTCGAGCGGCGCCGTCAGGTCTTGGTCGCCGGTACCGATCACCATCGCAGCGCCGCCCCAGAGCCGCGCCTTGATGCGGGTCTCCAGCAGCTTACCCATCAGGTTGAGGCGCTTCTCTTCGGCCTCAATCGCCTCGATCTGGGGCTTCTTCGCCTGCCAGTCGCGCCAGGCGCGGACGCTGTCGAATGCGGGGATGTCGACGATCTTCCGAGGGAGCCACGCACCGCGATACGCGTTGAGCAGCTCCTCGTCGGTGAGCATCGGCATCGAATAGACGTTGGCCGCTGCCTTATCCCGGCTGGTACCCAGACTCGCGACCATGTTTGTCAGGCTGTCGCGGACGAGCGCGAAGATATTGGCCATGTCCGCTCCTAAACGTTCGCCAGCGTGTACGTGGATCCGGTGATGTGCACGTTATCGGCCGCTATGACCGCATCAGCGAGGTTGTGCGACTTCACGCCGAGGTCTTTTTTGAGCTTGGCCTTCGGCACCACACGCTTCTTGCCCTCGGTCTCTACCCACCACGGCACGCAAAGCTCGGTGAACAGCGCATCGAGCTTTGCCCTGCCGATCTCAGAGGCGAATGACAGGGTGTCTTCCGGCTTTATGGGCTGGCCTCGCGTCACTGCATTGAAGGTGAGCATCGCGCGGCGCGCCGTATTGGCCCACGCCTGCGCCTTTAGGTTCAGATACTCATCTTTGTTGAGCGGGCTGTTCTTGTTGAAGGGGTCGCTTGGTTTGTCGCCATCCATCACGGCGCCCCCGGCATGGAAAGCGTAGTGCTTTACCTTCGCGCCCTCGACCTTGTTCTGCTCATCGATGTAGCCACCGACGAACGCGCCAACGCCGATCGTGTCGTATGACACCGTGGCTCCGGCATGCTTGGCCTTCGCCCAGACCTTCTTGGCGTTCTGAACCAACTCATCTTTCCCAGATGACCAGTCCTCGGCGTCAACGAAGACGCCATGGATCTTATCCGCGGTCGCGCTCTTGTCCTCGCCGTCATCGGCAGGGTCAAAGCCGATGATATTGCGGCCGGTGAGGTTGACCTTCAGGACCTTGTGAGCGTCAACGCAGGCGTCCAGCCAGCGGCGCTTGAAGATCGAAAGCTCGCTGTCGCCGAGAGGCACGCCGCCATAGACGTGCTCGAACATCTCCGGGTCGCGTTCCTGCATCGCCGCGATATCGCGCAGCGCCTTGGCCGACAGGAACGGGTTTTCGGTGTAGTTGATCCGTCTGACGATGCAGTGCGGCGGCGTGTTGACGACGAAGTTCTTCCAGACGTAGTCGGTCACGAGCTTCGGGTTGAAGAGCAGGATCGCCAGGCTGTCTTCCTTGCGGATGGTCGGCCCGATGACCGTCCATTGCTCCTCTGTCAGCTTCTCGGCTTCCTCCACCCATAGAACATCGACATCGGACGTGCCCTTGATGTCCTCAAGGTTTCGTTCGATGCCGTAAAAGATGAACTCCGATCCCGACGCCTTATGGATGATCGTCGTCTTCTGGACGTCGTACCTGGCGCTGAGGCCCAGATGAGCGATCGCCCATTTCAGTTCGGTGTAGACCGAATCCTGAATTCGGTTCTGGAAACGCCGGATGCACAGCACGCGCATCTTTACCGGGAGATGGTCGACCAGCCGAATAAGCTGACAAGCGGTGTCTCTCGTCTTCGAACTGGACCGGCCGCCATGCAGAACGGCGATGTCCGCTTCCCCTAGAAAGACCTGCTCCCAGAAATCGTAGAGCGCTGGGTTGGTAACCGGGCCACGCGCGATCAGCCCTTTTTCTCGTCCCTCAGCACCTCGCGCCATGTCCGGGTTTCCGTCTGGATCGGGCCGCCATCCTTTCCGGTGACCTCATTCTTTTCGATCACGAAGCCCATCAGCTTCGCCAAATCCATCAGAGCCGCGCGTTTGTCGTGCATCTTGATCTTCACGCCGTTCTGCGTGAGCGAGACCTCTGACACTGCGGCGGCCGCCTCGTCGCTGATCTGGTCACTAGGGACAAGCTCGACGGGGTAGATGCCAAGGCCGTTCGGGTTAGCATTCTCGGATTCTGTGTCGACCGGGCTTCGGCCCCATCGCACCGCCTCCCGGATATCAAGGAAGGCGATCTTTGCCAGTTCGGCGGCGACCCGCTCTTTCGTGATGGCGAGCTTCTCGATGACACGCTCATTGGCCTTGCGGTCGTTCTCTTCAGCCTGCTTTAGGATTTCGGCCACGCGATTTGAAATGCTTTCCTTCTGCTTTAGAACGGATGCATTTCCCCGGTTAGGCTTAAACCCCGCAAGCTGATATGCCTCGTCGGCCGTCTTACCTTTGGCGAGTTCCTGCGCGAACTTCTCGTGCCGTGCGTTCTTTAGGACGGGCATCGGTTAACCTTGGGGATCAAACATGGAAGACAAAGACAAACGATCAGATCTGCGCCGGGCTAAACTCGGGATGGCTATGGTATCTGCTTGCTTGGTGCAGACGCTGAATGAGACCGACCCGACCTTTCAGCAGCGATTCCTAAAGCGCATGGAAGCCGCCTATCGCGAACTGAAAGACAACACGGGCGGAGATGTTAAGGAGCAGTTGGAGGCTCTTTCGTGGACGATGGAGTTACTGACGGGATGGGACCCCATCGGTGGACGTCAGGAACCCTTCCTTGCCGACTTTGAGCCATGACTTTGATGGTGTCGCAATTTTCAGGCCCGATCGGGATCGCGCTTGAAGATCAGCACCCACCGGTAGGTGGTCTTGTAGACGGCCTGGAACAGCTCGTAGCCCTTGGCGCGCCACTCGTTGGCTACCCGCTCAAGGTCGTCTTCGCCGCCTTCCACTTCCACAAAGCGGTAGTGCATTGGCGTTCTCCTCAAAGCGAAAGCCCCGCTACCTGTTACGGCAGCGGGGCGAGTGGGTTCGGTCCAAGATCAATTTTGACGATTATTATTTATTCCTAATTAACTGATCTTCTTAGCCAATCTCTAAATGGTCGCGGCGTATAACCAGTGACATCTGAGGGGGAAAACTCAGACAAGCCATTTTAAAGCCGGAGAAACTCCATGAAGAAGCTTTTTTCCAAGTTGGCCCGGGATGAATCGGGTGCAACCGCGATCGAATACGGTCTTATTGCAGCCCTCGTTTCTGTTGCCCTCATCGTTGGTGCCGGTCAGCTCGGCACCTCCTTGAACACCACATTCACCAATCTCTCAACCACGATGAACGACAACCAGCCTGGTGGCGGCGCTGGTGGTGGTGGTGGTGGGGAGGAACAATAACCGCTTCTTAACTCGGGGGGTGTAGTCCTTCAGGCGAACATGCTCCTCACGAGCTTGTTCAGCACCAACTAGAAACCGGTCACTGCAATCGCGGCGACCGGTCTTTTCTTTTGTGGATGTGCCTGTGACCGTCTGGCGACCCGATATCGCCAGCTTGAGGCGGCCATCAGTTTTCACGGCGGCACGAAAGTGGTTGCGGCGGCACACAACGCGGACTAAGCCGCGCTGCCTCCGCCTGAAGTAG